AGGAGAAAGTAAATGGAGAAAGCAATCAAGTGTCTTTTACTGAAAGTTGATAATGTAATTATCACTGAAATTATTGAAGTTGGTTCTGAACTTGGAGAACCAGATTGTAAACTTATTAATCCATTCAGAATTGATATGGAAGGTAATCTTACTCCTTGGCCCGATATAACGGACCAAAGAGAAATGATGATCCACTCTGATAGTATTTTAACCATTGTGGATCCAAAAAAAGAAATTATTGAAAAGTATCTTGAATTAACTGCCTGATGTCGCTTCGTTTTTACACCAACGTTCAAATGGTCGGGGATCACTTCTTGGTTCGTGGTTATGAAAATGGTAAACATTTCATGACTCGTGAGAAGTTTTACCCGACTCTTTTCGTCCCCTCAAAAAAGAATACTCAGTATCAAACACTAAATGGTGAATATGTTGAAGCAGTGCAACCTGGTTCGGTTCGTGACTGTCGTGAATTTATTAAGAAGTATGATGGTGTAGAAAACTTTAAAATTTATGGAAATACTTATTATATCTACCAATATATCTCAGAAAAATATCCAGAAGAAGAATTAAAGTTTGATACTAACAAAATTAAACTTACTACATTGGATATTGAGGTTGCGTCAGAAAATGGATTTCCTGATGTAGAATCTGCTGCTGAAGAAGTTCTTCTGATTACAATACAAGATTATGCTTCTAAGAAGATTCGTACTTGGGGTCTAGGTCCTTTTCAGAATAAACAGAAGAATGTAGAATATCGTTCTTTTTCAACAGAATACGATTTACTCTCCGACTTTATCCACTGGTGGATGATTGAAGACAATACTCCAGAGGTTGTCACTGGTTGGAATATTGAATTGTATGATATTCCATACCTTGTTCGTCGTCTTGATAGAGTTCTAGGTGAAAAGTTAATGAAGCGTATGTCTCCTTGGGGTCTTGTAACTGAGGATGAGATTTATATTTCTGGACGTAAGCATATTTCTTATGATGTTGGTGGCATTACTCAACTTGATTATTTAAATCTTTATAAAAAGTTTACTTACAAAGCACAAGAATCGTATCGACTTGATTATATTGCAAGTGTTGAATTGGGTCAAAAGAAACTTGACCACTCTGAGTTTGATACCTTCAAAGATTTCTACACAAAAGGTTGGCAGAAGTTCGTAGAATATAACATTATTGACGTAGAACTTGTTGACCGTATGGAAGACAAGATGAAACTGATTGAACTTGCAATTACGATGGCATATGACGCAAAGGCAAACTATGCAGATGTATTCTCTCAGGTTCGGATGTGGGATACGATCATTTATAATTACCTGAAGAAGAGGAATATTGTAATTCCTCCCAAAGAACGTTCTGATAAGGATTCCAAGTATGCTGGTGCTTATGTAAAGGAACCAATTCCTGGTGTGTATGATTGGGTGGTGAATTTCGATTTGAATTCTCTATACCCCCACCTGATTATGCAATACAACATCTCCCCAGAAACTTTGGAGGAACAGCGTCATCCTTCAGTAACTGTAGATAAGATTCTGAATCAAGAAATTGATTTTGAACCTTATAAGGATTATGCAGTTTGTGCTAATGGTGCAATGTATCGTAAAGACGTTCGTGGATTTCTTCCCGAACTGATGGAGAAAATCTATAAAGATCGCACCATCTATAAGAAGAAAATGATTGCTGCAAAGCAAGAATATGAGAAGAAGAAAACCAAAGAACTGGAAAAGGAGATTGCAAGGTGTAACAACATACAAATGGCGAGGAAGATTCAACTTAATAGTGCTTATGGTGCTATTGGTAATCAGTATTTTCGTTATTTTAAACTAGCAAATGCTGAGGCAATTACTCTTTCTGGACAAGTTTCAATTCGTTGGATTGAAGAAAAAATTAACAAGTATTTAAACAAAATTCTTAAAACAAATGATGTTGACTATGTTATTGCTTCAGATACTGATTCTATCTACCTTAATATGGGTCCTTTGGTGGAAACTGTATACAAGGGAAGAGAAAAAACTACTGAGAGCATTGTGTCTTTCCTTGATAAGGTCGCTAAGGTGGAACTTGAAAAATATATTGAAAGTTGTTATCAAGAACTGGCGGAATATGTAAATGCATATGACCAAAAGATGCAGATGAAGCGTGAGAATATTGCCGACCGCGGAATCTGGACTGCCAAAAAGCGTTATATTCTCAATGTCTGGGATAGTGAGGGTGTTCGTTATGAAGAACCTAAACTCAAGATGATGGGTATTGAGGCAGTCAAATCTTCTACTCCAGCACCTTGTCGTCAGATGATTAAGGATGGGTTAAAATTAATGATGAGTGGGACTGAAGAAGATGTAATTAAATTCATTGATCGGTGCCGAACAGAATTTAGGAAACTTCCTCCAGAACAGATTGCTTTCCCCAGAACTGCTTCTGATGTGAAAAAATATTATTCTTCATCAACCATTTATTCTCAAAAAACTCCTATTCATATTCGTGGTGCTCTTTTGTTTAACCACTACGTTAAAGAAAAAAAACTGACTAATAAGTATTCTCTCATCAATAACGGTGAAAAAGTTAAATACATTTTTCTTAAGAAACCAAATATAATTCAAGAAAATGTAATTTCTTTTATCCAAGACTTTCCAAAGGAACTTGGTCTTGACAAATATATTGATTATGAATTACAATTTGAAAAGAGTTTTATTGACCCTCTTAAATCTATTTTAGATGCAATAGGTTGGTCTGTAGAAAAAACTATAAACCTTGAATCATTTTTCTTCTAATGGACTTTTTAAAAGATATTGTAAAAGAAGTTGGCGGTGAGTACGCACAACTTGCCTCTGACATTGATGAGACTGAGACTTATGTTGACACAGGTTCGTATATTTTTAACGCACTGGTTTCAGGTAGCATATTTGGTGGTGTATCTGGGAATAAGATTACTGCTATTGCTGGAGAGTCTTCTACTGGAAAGACTTTCTTCTCTCTCGCTGTGGTTAAGAATTTTCTTGATAATAACCCCGATGGTTATTGCCTCTACTTTGATACTGAAGCCGCTATTACCAAATCCTTATTAGAGTCGCGTGGAATTGATACTTCTCGTCTTGTGGTTGTCAATGTTGTTACTGTTGAGGAGTTTCGTGGAAAGGCACTCAAGGCAGTAGATATATACCTAAAAAAACCTGTAGAAGAGCGTAAACCTTGCATGTTTGTGCTGGACTCTTTGGGAATGCTTTCTACTGATAAGGAAATTACTGATGCACTAAATGATAAGCAAGTTCGTGATATGACTAAATCACAACTTGTTAAAGGTGCTTTTCGTATGCTCACTCTTAAGTTGGGGAAAGCAAAAATTCCGATGATTGTAACTAACCATACCTACGATGTCATCGGTGCTTATGTTCCTACTAAGGAAATGGGTGGTGGTAGCGGTCTTAAGTACGCGGCATCTTCAATCATTTATCTCCGCAAAAAGAAAGAAAAAGATGGGACAGAAGTAGTCGGTAACATCATTAAAGCTAAGACTGCTAAATCGCGTTTGAGTAAGGAGAATAAGGATGTTGAAGTCCGTTTATTTTATGATGAGCGTGGTCTTGATCGTTACTACGGACTTCTAGAACTTGGTGAACTTGGTGGAATGTGGAAAAACGTAGCAGGACGATATGAAATGGATGGTAAAAAAATCTATGCAAAACAAATTCTAGCAAATCCAGAAGAATACTTTACTGAAGAAGTAATGGAAAAACTGGATGTGATTGCTAAAGGCGAATTCTCTTATGGATGAACTTCAAGATTTTATTCATATCTATGAAAATGCTCTTGAACCTGATATATGTAATTTTTTAATTAGTTTATTTGATCAGGTTCCCGATAAACATGAGCGTTATGATAATGATGGAAAACCTAATTTTACTCAATTTAATTTTACAGAAAATCGTGAACTAGCACCAGAAGTTAATCAAGTTCATAATCATATTATCAAAAAGATTTTTGAATATCGTGATAAGTATTATGAGTTTGTGGATAAGCGAGTATTTCCAGAAGAACACGCTCTAGAACAATTTCGTATTAAAAAATACGAACCAAATGGTGTTGATCAGTTTGATACTCACGTAGATGTGGTAGACTATGTATCTGCCCGTAGATTTTTATCTTTTATGTGGTATTTAAATGGCGTTGAGAGTGGTGGTCAAACTATTTTCAAGGATGTCCAAATTCAACCAAAACAGGGAACTTTAATTATGTTTCCTCCACTTTGGATGTTCCCTCATAAGGGAGAACCTCCTATCAGTGGTCCAAAGTATATTATGAGTGCCTATTTGCATTATAAGTAATGGAACGACTTGAACTTACAATTTTAAGAAACCTGATATTCAATGAAGATTACTCCAGAAAAGTCATACCTTTTATACAACCAGATTATTTTGAGCAAAGATCCGAAAAGGTCGTATTTGAGGAAATTGTTAAGTTCATTGTTAAATATGGATCAGCAATTACAACAGAAGCACTTGCGATTGAGATAGAAAATCGCACAGATCTTAATGAGAGTGAAATTAAGGGTATTCGAGATTTAAATTCCAAGTTTCATGATGGTGTTGTAGATAAGCAATGGATTCTTGACACCACAGAAAAGTGGTGTCGTGATCGAGCAATTTATCTTGCTCTTATGGAATCAATTCATATTGCCGATGGTAATGATGGAAAGAAGAATAGGGATGCAATTCCCAGTATTCTTTCAGATGCTCTAGCAGTATCTTTTGATAATAATATTGGACACGACTATCTTCAGAATTATGAGGAACGCTATGAATTTTATCACCGAAAAGAAGATAAGATCGAATTTGATCTGGAATATTTCAACAAAATCACAAAAGGTGGTCTCCCTAATAAGACTCTCAATATTGCTCTCGCTGGTACGGGAGTCGGCAAATCCCTCTTCATGTGTCATGTTGCTAGCTCCGCGTTGTTACAAGGCAGGAACGTACTCTACATCACTCTTGAAATGGCAGAAGAGCGAATTGCAGAACGAATTGATGCAAATCTTCTCAATGTCCCGATTCAGCAACTGGTTGATCTCCCACGTTCGGCATTTGAAAATAAAGTAAATAATATTGCAAAGAAGACACAAGGTTCTTTGGTAATCAAAGAATACCCAACTGCTTCTGCACATTCTGGTCATTTCAAGGCACTTCTCAATGAACTTGCTCTTAAGAAATCATTTCGACATGATATTATTTTTATTGACTACCTTAATATTTGTGCTTCCTCTAGGCACAAG